AAGTTTCCAAGTGGCTAATGAAGAATAACTTTGAAAAAGAAGCAGCAAAGGCTATGATGATTCATAATAAGCTCGAGGCTGGCAATAATGTAATGAGAAGACTAGTTACTATACCTAAAGACTTTATTGGAGCTTTTGTTGGCCACTTGCCATTTGAGTTAACTCATCCTGATATCGATAGGCATCTGACTATAAGAGAGTGTTTAACTATAATGGGATTGCCTGATGACTTTATCCTACAAGGTGGAAGAAAGAACTTAAATCATATATGCCAGAATGTTCCGGTGACGACTGCTAGCGACATGGCAGATAATATACTTAAGTATGTCAGTGGTTTCTTAGATAACCAAATGGTTGATACTGATTTCTTAGTACAAAATAACAAGTCACAAGAAAATTTTTATGAAAAAAAGCCTTTACAATTAGATCAATTTATGGTATAATAACACTATTATTGGAGCAATAGTATGAAAAAAAATATAGCCCTTACAGGTTCACGTGGTTTTATTGGTAGCCACTTAATGAAAAGACTAATAGATGATGGTATGGATGTTACTGAATGGGACTTAAGACAAGACCCCCCTAGGTGTGTTAAAGACTTTGATCCTAATGGAGTAAGTTATGTTGTGCACCTTGCAGCTTATGCAAACGTAAGAAAGAGTATCGAAGAGCCACAGAAGTGGTGGAAAAATAACGTTGATAATACTTCAAGAATACAAAAGATATGTCACTATAACAACATACCATTATTATATGCATCATCTTCATGTATACATAACTGGTGGTTATCACCTTATGGTACTACAAAGAAAGTAAACGAGCAAACTGCTTTTGAAAAACAAGTTGCTTTAAGATTCACTACTGTTTATGGTGAAAATGGGCGTGAGTCAATGTTCATTCCAAGACTGCTTAATCAAAATCTTGAATATGTAACATCACATGTGAGAGATTTTATTCACGTTGATGATGTGATTGATGCTATATGTTTAATTATGTCTAAAAAGATTGACACGCTTGATCCTGCCTACGACATAGGAACAGGTGTAGGCAATACGATTGAAGACTTAGCGATATTAGGAGGATATGATAACTTACCATTAGTTAAAGGAGATGCATGTGAAGCGAACAGCAATGTAGCAGATATAACATTGATGAAAGGATTAGGTTGGAAACCTAAGATAAACGTAGTTGATTATATTACAAAGAAAACAATTCCACACTAGGAGATATGAATGTCAATAATGGACAAATTGAAAAAGAATACGAAAGTTGATTATACATCAATATTATCGGATTCAAAATTCTTTAATGATAAAGATATGGTGCCAACAGATGTACCTATGATAAACGTAGCCCTATCAGGCTCAATGGATGGTGGTTTAGCACCTGGACTTACAGTGTTAGCTGGTCCATCTAAACACTTTAAGACATCATTTGCTCTTATAATGGCAAGTGCATACTTAAAGAAATATAAAGATGCAGTATTATTATTTTATGATTCAGAGTTCGGTTCTCCTCAGGCTTACTTTGAAAACTTTGGTATTGATACTGATAGAGTATTACATACTCCAATCACCAACGTGGAAGAACTTAAGTTTGATATGATAAGCCAGCTTGAAGGATTAGAACGTGGTGATAAGGTCGTAATAGTTATTGATTCAGTTGGTAACTTAGCTTCTAAGAAAGAATTGGATGATGCAATTAATGAGAAGTCAGTTGCTGATATGTCAAGAGCAAAGGCACTTAAAGGTTTATTTAGAATGGTGACACCATACCTAAATATGAAAGATATACCTTTACTTGCTGTAAATCACACCTACAAAGAAATTGGATTATTTCCAAAAGATGTTGTATCTGGTGGTACTGGTATATACTATAGTGCCGATAATATTTGGATTCTTGGTCGTCAACAAGATAAGCAAGGTACTGAAATTAAAGGCTATCACTTTGTAATCAATGTGGAGAAATCAAGATATGTTAAAGAAAAGTCTAAAATTCCTATTTCTGTTAGCTGGGACGGTGGTGTGCAGCATTGGTCTGGTTTGCTTGACGTTGCTATGTCTGGTAATTATGTTGCTAAGCCCAGTGCTGGTTGGTACGTACGGATTGATAAATCTACTGGAGAATTGGTGGAACCAAAGGTTCGAGAAAAAGACACCTTAAACGAAGAGTTTTGGAAACCAATAATAGAAGAAACTGACTTTAAGCAGTACTTATCAAATAAGTATTCGATATTAAATAATCAAGTCAGTCTTGCTAAACTGGATGAGAACTAATGGAAGAAGGAAAGCACTATCAAATTATTCCAGATAGAGCCGATGAGCAAGCTTGGAACGTGAGAATATTAAAAGGACCGTTCACTGAAACGGTTCTCAAATATGGCACCGTAAAGTTTAATGAAATTCCTAAAAACATGTCTTTTGACTTCAGTATTGTGTATACTCCCGATACAGAGTTAAAGATAACAGACACTAAACTGCAAGACTTTGCTGGATTTATGCTTGAGAAAATTATGGCTCGTGGTATTGAAGAAGGAAGTGTTATAACGAAAGAGGTAAAAGATGAAAGAAATAACTAAGACAGAGAGATTAGTATTATTAATGGATGAGATTGCAATTGCAAAAGGTAAGCTACAGCCACATGATACTGGTCACATATATACATCGATTAGTTACTTGGAATCAAGAGTCGATGAGTTAAAAAAAGAAATTGATGAAGAATTGAGAAAAGCTGCATATGCCTACTAATTTAGAACAAACCATATTACGAAATCTTCTTACAGATGAAGAATATATGCGCAAGGTTTTACCATTTATAAAACCTGACTACTTTGCTGGCATATATAGGATATTATTTCGTGAGGCAGGTAAGTTTGTTGCTAAGTATAATAAGTTGCCAAATGCTGAGTCATTTAAGATTGAACTCGATCAGTCAGAAAAGTTAAGTGATGAGCAGTATAACTTGGCGATGGACATAGTTCCACAGTTATTTACTAATGATAAAGTAGATAATCAGTGGCTTCTTGATACAACTGAAAAGTGGTGTCAGGACAGAGCAATATATAATGCAATCATGGAATCAATATCAATAATTGATGGAAAACACGAAGAGCTAACAAAGGGTGCATTACCTGACTTATTAAGTAAGGCTCTTGGTGTTGGATTTGACTTAAAGGTTGGTCATGACTATACAGAAAATGTTGAAGAAAGATATGACTTTTATCATACAGAAGAAGATAGGCTACCATTTGATTTGGAATACTTTAATACAATCACTAAAGGTGGAGTTCCACGTAAAACACTTAACATTGCTCTCGCTGGCACTGGTGTCGGTAAGTCTCTGTTTATGTGTCATGTGGCAGCATCGTCTCTAGTGCAAGGTCATAATGTCTTATATATTACTATGGAGATGGCTGAGGAACGTATAGCTGAGCGTATTGATGCCAACTTACTTAATGTTCCTATTGATCAGCTTGATAAGTTATCAAAAGACATGTTTACTACTAAGGTTTCTGACATAGCACGTAAGACAACTGGTAAACTTATTATAAAAGAATATCCAACTGGCTCTGCACATTCTGGTCATTTTAGAGCACTACTTAATGAACTTAAATTAAAAAGACAATTTGAACCAGACTTAATCTTTATTGATTATTTAAATATATGTGCAAGTTCTAGAATGAAAGGAATGGGCGGTGCAATTAATTCATACTCTTACATTAAAGCAATTGCTGAAGAATTACGTGGCCTTGCGGTCGAGTTTAACGTACCGATCTTTTCTGCAACGCAAACGACTCGTTCAGGTTATTCTAACTCGGATGTTGGGTTGGAAGATACAAGTGAGTCTTTTGGATTACCCGCAACAGCGGACCTAATGTTTGCATTAATATCTACCGAAGAACTTGAACAACAAGGTCAGTTTATGGTTAAGCAATTAAAGAACAGGTATAATGATCCTACACAGCATAAAAGATTTGTAATCGGTGTTGATCGTAGCAAAATGAGATTATATGATGTGGAAGAAACTCAGCAAACTTTAACAGATGATACGCCAGTGTTTGATAAGACTCCAACTGGTCAAAGATTTAAGGATTTCAAACTATGATAAAAATTTTAGCATACTTATTTGCAGCCTTTTGGTTGTTAATAGTAACATTTATATTATGGCCATACGATAGCTCAGCAGGAGAGTGGAATGATAAACCTGTAATGTGCGAGCATAAAGAAATAGCACTTGAAGCAGTAAAAGCTAAGGGTGAGATTCCTTTCATTACCGCTGTCCAGAGTACAAAAGTTCGTGATCAAGATGGACTATCAGACATACCAGCACATGTGCCATTACAAATATTTGTAAACTTAAAAACAAAAACATTTAGCATATTAGAGTTTCATCCTTCATATGATAGCATATGTATTATTGGCTATGGAGATGACTGGAACTTATTAGGAGAAAAGAGTTGATAGCAAAATTAATATCTTATAGTAAGCCATCAGAATTTATAACTTATGGTGATGATTTTGACATGCCTAAAGATTGTCAAGATCTTATATCATATTGTGCAAGAGTTTCAAATCCGTCTAATCAGAGCAATACTAAAACAGCAGAAAAATTATTAAGATATCTTGCTAAACATAAGCATTGGTCACCATTTGAAATGGTAAGTGCATGTATTGAAATTAACACTACCAGAGATATTGCCAGACAGATACTAAGGCATCGTAGTTTTAGTTTTCAAGAGTTTAGTCAAAGGTATGCTAATCCA